ATTGTCTTGAGTTGGGTCAACTACAGTTAAGGTAGTTTCATAGGCATCAGCAGTTGCACCTTCAAAGACAATGCTCGCATCTACTCCAGCACCAGAGATGCTTGGGTTAGTAATAGTAGGTGCTGTTAAAGTCTTGTTAGTAAGAGTCTGAGTCTTAAGTGTACCTACAACGTCGCCTTCGCCTGATGCGATACCGTGCATTGTGTGAGCACCAGTACCATCGTTGTATCCACCAGTTGCTTCAATGTGAAGGTTGGCTTCGCGGAAGTCACGACCAATTGCCATATGGCGAACAGCAGCACCAGCGGAGTGAGCCTGACCAGTACCAGCGTTTTCAACGCCACGGGTAATTGTTAATACGTTAGTACTAACAACCGTGACGTCTACAATTTCTTCAAGCGCTGTATCTGGGTCAATGACAACAGTAAATGTTGTGCCTGCGGGGACGGTTGCTCCACCAAGTAATGCTGAGCCAGAGACTACAGTGCAAGTTGTTGCTGCATCTGTAAGGTTGGCTGCTAGCGTAGTTTGCTGGGAGCGTGAGGAATATTTTCTTGTTGTCATTTATTTACCTATCGGCTGTAGTGAACGCGGATTGGATACTGGGCTTGCTGTCTTGCTGTTTCTTCATTAAGGCGTTGTGTATAGAGTGCATAGAGTTGCTTCGTTGCACTCTGTGATGCACCAAATGGACGCTTGCTATCTGTCTCATCAGCCTGAGGACTTACCTGTGCAGCACGTGCTGGGTCTAGGTAAGTCAACAAACGATAAGAAGCACCTAGAATTACAACATCGCGTGTTGAATCAGGTAATCCTGTTTGTGTTGCATAGTCTTCTGAGTTAGTTGTAAATGGAACTGGGTCGGTTGCATATACAACCTTGACTGTACGACCTGGTTGAACAAAGTCGCCAATTGTTACTGTCTGTGCTCCAGCACCGAATGCTGTAGTAGAAGCCAATGAATCCCAAGACCAACGACGGATTGGGAACCATTCTTCTGATGGTCCAATGTCTTGCCACATAATTGTCATAATATTGTGGATACCAAGATTGTTAAATGGGTATGTAGTCTGGGCTGCATTAAAGGTAAATGATGTTGTCTTGACAGCAAAGATAGTAGAGCCAAAGGCTGCGATAGTATCGTTGATTGCTTTCTTGATAACATAGCGTGGGAATGTAGGCGTGATAGTAACCTTAGCCCCAGCGGTGTGTGCTGCTGTTGTTGTACCTAAGTAGCCACGACCCCAAGGTGGAACTGTTGCTGTATTAGATACACGGTCAAAAGAATCTAGCCAGATTAACTCTTCGTTGATTTCAATAGTACCTTTACCGATATTGTCGGTAGATGCTAACTGAAGAATAATTGGGTCAGCAATAGTTGATGGGGTAGCAGCAACATTTTCTGTTATGTAAGTTGCTCTATCCTGCTGGTATGTGTAACCTGCAAGATTGATAAGCACTTCATCAATCATACTTTCAAGTGTTGGCATTAGATAGTCCTTAATGCTGCAAGAGCAGATAGTCCAGTAGTAGACGCTAGTTCATTGCAGATAGCGTTAAGGTTTTTAAAGTTATTAGGTTGACGGTTTGCATCAGCCTTGTAGTTAAGGGCTGCAATTAAACCCTTACCAGTTGTACCAGCCCAGGCATTAGCAGCACCTTGTGACTCTTTGAATACTGTCATCAGTGGGTAGTCTCCACCATTAGCCAAACGATTAAGTTCAGCACAGAACGATAAACCAGGAATGCTTGCCATTATTTAGCCTTTCGTTTAACTGCTGCGTTATCTACCAAGTTGGGATAAGGTCGTCCTGCTGCTTTTGCTCTTGCCTTTGCTTTAGCCTTTTGTGCTGCAGTCAAAGGTGTTGACTTCTTCTTAGGGTTCTTCTTGTCCCAGAATGCTTTCTTTTTCACCACTTCACCTTGTCTGCCCAGTAGGCTGCTGACATCTTTCCTTTAGCAATATTCTTTGCGTGTCTAGCCTTAAATGATGCTTGACGCTTTGTAGGCTGCCTATCTCCAGTAACGCCCTGTTGACCAAAGCGAATAGTCTTAACCTGGTTACCTTCTTTAGCCACAACAACGTGTGACTTCTTAGGGTGATTCGGTGTGCGCTTTGGTTTGTTAAAACCTGACACTCCTGCTCGCTTTAGTCTTGGGTCCATTATTTTTTCTTCGCCTTCTTAACAGTCTTTTTCGCTTTCGACTTGCCTGCTTCAGAGAGAGCAATAGCCACAGCCTGCTTACGAGATTTAACAACTTTGCCACCTTTACCAGAGTGAAGTGTTCCCCGCTTGAACTCGCCCATTACTTTCTGAACTTTGTTCTTCATTATCGGTTTCGGTCAATCTTGAAACCAGGAACCTTTGATGGGTCCCAGTTAGCCTTTTCCATTGCCTCACGGAATGCTTTGTCTCCTGGAGTTTCGTTGCGAAGCATTTGTGCACGCTCTGTTGCTCGCAGTCGAGCAGCATCTGCTGTCTTATCTCTAACAGGAGTCTTAGGATTTGTCGCTGCCTTCTTCTTGCCAGCATCGTACTGAGCCTTTAACTTTTCAAGTTGTGCCTTCAGACGCTTCTGGTCTGCAGGAGTTTCAGCGGTATCAATTAACCAAGAACGCTTGTTCTGGTATTCATCATATGTCATTGGCATAATTACTTCATCTTCTTCTTAGCAACTTTTTTAGCAACTCGTTTAGCAACCATCTTCTTGGCAGCCTTCTTGGCTTCCATCTTTCCCTTTGCTGTGTATGGGAACTTCTTATCTCCGACCATTGGCATTATATTGCTCCTACTTCCTTGAGTACTTCTACCGATTTTTTGTTTATATCTCTTGCCTTTGGCATAGTGTCAGCATTGTAAGGTTTGTTGAGAACCTCGCTTGCTTGATATGCCTCTTGTATGTGACGATGAGTTGTACCTGCTGGTTGTATACCTTGGGCACGAGCCTCTTTGTATGCATCCAATTCGCCAGTCCATTTCTTGTCAGCGATTGGTCTTGAAGCATCTCCTGGAGATAACTCAAGAGTTCCTATTTTGCAACCAAAACAACCTTCAACATATTCAGGATGTTTCTGCTTTTGATGTAAGTTCATTTGTCCCTATACCTGAGTAAAGTTTGCCTCTGTGACTCCAACTCCACCAGCAATTAATGCTGCCTTTGTTGCATCACTTACTTCATAGTTTCTTCCACCTTGATACAACTCTTGAAAGGTTGGTAAATCTGAATCAAGGATGTATCTTTGCTGGGAGTAAACTCCGTTTTGTTTTACAATGGAAACACCTACATCTAACTTGTAGAAGTAGAATAGGCGTGACCCAGTACCAGATGGACCTTCCTCTACGGTTGGTGTCTTGAATAGCCAAGTAGCCATTAGTCCTCCTTAGTGAACTTACTCCGTGACAGGGAGTTTCCCCCCTGTCACAGCGTCAATTAACTACTAGAGAGCAGCGATTGATGAGCCTGTTTCAATGCGATACAGTGCTTCTTCACGGTAACGTGCAAAGCCGAGTACGCCGTACCAACCCATTGGGCGGAAACGCATCAACTTATCAGTTACGTTACCAATAACAACGTGTGGCTCTTCAGCAACAGCCTGAGCCATTGCTTGCTTTCCAGCCACAATTGTGTTGTAAACGCGAGTTACTGGTGTAACAGTTAGAACTGTTGATACTGTAACTGCAGCAGAGTTAGCAACGTCAACAGTAAATGTTGTTGTTGAACCATCTGTTGTGATAGCAGTAATCTTTGCAGATGTACCGACACCTGTTCCAGAAATCTTGTCGCCAACTTCAGCGCGAGTTGCGATAACAGAAGATGAAGCAACGCCGAATGTGAATGCGGCTGAAACTCCTGCTGATGTTACTGCTGTTGTTGCTAGTGTTGACTGGTCTGCACCCGACTTGCTTGAGAACAAACGTGGTGACTCTACGAAGTATGCACCTTCGTACGCACCGATTTCACCAGCCCAAATGTTTTCATTTGCCTGGTAGTTGTGTGGGTCACGCCATCCTGCTGCGCCTGTCTCGGCACGTAGGTCGTGTGATACTTCTGGGTGGATACCAACCCAGTATAGTGAACCCTTGCGGTATGCAGCCTTGTTTGAACGCAACTTAGCAACAGCCTTGCGGATGTCTGCTGAGTCTAGTGTTGCAGCAGCAGTGATTGTTGCTGTTGAGGTTGCTGTTGAACCGCCGTAGATTACGTTGCTTCCGCCACGTAGTGTTGTCATTGCAACCTGGTCGATTGAATCTGCAAGGTTGAATGCGATGATGTTAGCAATTGCTGGGTCTACATCTGCTAGAGAGAATAGTTCCAACGCACGTGTTACAAGAACAGAGTTACCGTACTCGTTAAGAGTAATTGTAACTGTGTTAGGTGTTGACAATGCTACTGCATCTGGGTCAACTGTCTCTGTTAGTGTGCTTGTTGCTGCTGTTAGGTCCTGGTACTTCTGGAGTACAACTGTTGAACCTGGGATTGATTGCTGTGCTGGAGTCTTGTCTGCGACTGAACGAATTAGTGGTTCGGCGCGGAGAGCGAACTCAAGAAGACGGTCATACGCCTTCTGTACAAGACCTGCACCGCCGACGGTACCTCCGAGAGAAGTACTGCCTGTTGATGTATATGCGTTAGGCATATGCGGTCACCTCCAAGTGACTATGAACGGATATTATTGTTGTGAGCGTAGAATTGCCAGAATGTCTTCTTCAGACGTTGCCTGTTGCATTCTGTATTCAATGTCGTTTGCTCGGTCAGGGGTCATAGCATTTTGGGTAACCAAGTCCTGGTTGCGTAATGCAGCGCGGTCTTCTTGGGATATTCCTGATGCTTCTTCGTTAACCGTTAGTCCGAACAAGTCTGCATTATCATCGAGCCAGTTAGAAACTGATTCTTCGTTAATGTCATCCAAGTCCTTCATTACTAAACGGGCTGCTTTAAGATTGACGCCCTTCTTTTCTAGTGTCGACTTAACAATCGCCTCACGCTGCGCCTTGGAAAATCCCTCAAGTTGCTCAGTGAGTTCTTTGATACGCTTCTCATCTGCACGCTTGGCTTTTCGTAACTTTTTA